CGTCCTTTAAAGACTTTGCCATATCTCTAATCTCAAGGATTTGATCTGCCAGCCATTTGTCAGCTTGTACGCCTACTTTTTTTTCAAGCATTTCCTGGTTTGCTCCGTATCCTTCAAAGAAATCAATAACAGAAGCTCTTGAAACCTCTATCGGTTGAGATTTTACATTGTTCAATTCAGCATTTCTCGATGTTTCAATTAATTTATCAACCAACCAGCCAGGCATAGCCTTAATAATAGCATTTCTTTGTGCTTTAGAGTGACCAATTTGAAAAACAATATCTTCTTGTCGGTCTGCATCCATCTTGCTACCCATATTTTGGTTCTTTCTTTGTCTGAATAATCTAGGGACCGTGAACCCGGTTTCAAGATCAATAAATGTACCTTTAAATAAATAATGGGTTGATGTCTCGGTAACGTCAACGTCTACAACACAATTTCCATAATTTCTTGCAAGAGACATTGCTAAATCTATTGATGGTCCCTGAACAAATTTTTGTCCACCACCTTTAGTTTTTACAGGCCATCTATAATAAAAAGAACTACCTGCAAAATTTGCCTCTTGCATAAGACTTTTAACGGCCTTTGCCATTGACCTTGGCTGCTGCACAACAAGTGCGGTTGTAAATTGAGTTTTAACCTGTTGTAATGCTTTCCCACTTTGCATGATTGCCAAACCATTGTCCTTGCCTTCAATAATCTGCATATCTCTTTGGATGTCGTTCAACTCTTTCATTAATTAACTCCTTGTTGTGGTAAATATAGTTTTTTAGATTTCATAGGTAACCAACCTCTTGGGTTACCATCCCATTTTGCATAACTTCTACAAAGTTCTTCATATTCCTGAAGAGCTTTTATTTTCCAGTCCATATCACCATATTCTACAGTCCATGGCTGACAAACGTATGGTTTAGCCTTAAAAGCTACTAAAAATAACATCTGCATCATTTCATGTGCCAATGGCCCTATGATCTGTTCTACCCCTTCAGTATAATGCAAATCTTGGATAAAATAATGGTCAGATAAGCGATATCCAAACCTTTTTTCATCAGCAGCGGTCTTAATATCAATTAAAAGGAAAACACCGCCTAGATCTATAATACAATCAATAAGGGCTTTCTTTTTTAACCCTGTGATATCATCATTCCATTTAATACCGACCTGCCACTCTGCCTTTGACAAAAGATCACCTATTTTAGTATCTGTGCAAGGATAAGACATTTCACACATTCTCTCAACAAGCATCATCAACAGGTCGTAATCTTCAACAGAAACGGGAATCATGCCCGGATTATCAAGACAACTATCGATAAACGAGTGCATTGTTTTTGCTGTTTTAGATCTTGACCCATCTTTATTTAACTTAATATGGCTTTCAAGATCCTCTTTCGTATCAATCCACTGAATTAATTTATCAGGGATAGCTCCTGATACACCAGATATAAAAAATCTGTCATCAAAGTCGTGGGTGCCTTTAACTGTATCCTGGAGAAGTGTTTCAAACATATTCCCAAATTCGAAGTAAGATTTAAATTCCAACTTCATCAAAGCGTGATCAGGCGAATAGATGCCATCATGATAATACTGAGCCAGTTTTGATGATGATAAAGCCGGGTATTTCCGATACTCTTCTTCTGTTTCAAAATGTCTTATTATACTCATATCAAAATATCCTCATATTCCATGGTTGTAATAGAGGCTTTTTTTCTTGTACCATGAAACAAGATATATGTATTCATCTTCGAGATATGGCAAATAAATGCATCGTCAAGGTCTTTTAAATATGCAGGATTAACCGTTTGAAACCCTGGCAATTCACGAATAATCTTTGTCATGGCTTGTGCTATTCCAGCATCAAAAGCGTCAAACACACCTTCAAACTCGCAATCCGGGTTATCAGATTTTTTAAAGGATGGTACAAAATCTGGAAACATTTTTTTATAATCAGTCTCAACCTCTTTTAACAAAACAACGTGAGCCTTCAGACGCTTTAGAACTCTATATACTCCGCTTTCGTAAGTTTCTGATGGATTGTATATATGACATCGCTTACCATCTGTTGTTATTGCCTCATTGTCTCGTATTTTGATACAAAAATCAGAGCAGAAATTTTTATTCGTGTAGTTTTCTGGAACCATGGCGCGGATCAAGAACTGGAAACCTTCCATATCTTCATCTGCCTTGGTTAATTCGATAATATCTTGTTTCATTTTATCCTCCTGTTAATGTTAATTTCTTGTGTAGATTATTTTAAAAGAAAAATTATGTCAAGCAAAAACTTTATATCATAAAAACTATTGACAACTGTTATAAATAAAAATATGCTTATTTAAAAATTAACGAATTTAAAAGATAAAGGTGAATTTTGAAAGATGAAAATCTAAATATAATTTGTTGCTCTGGCGGTAATGATTCTGTCGCTCTGATCCAATGGGCATATGAAAATAAATTATCAAATATCATCGTCCTTTATAACGATACCGGATGGGCAATATCATGGTGGTCTGATCGCATGGAATCAATTAAAAAACTTTGTCTTAAATATGGTTTTAAATATGCAGAAACTGAATCAATTGGGTTCAAAGATATGGTCAGGAAAAAGAAAGGGTTTCCAATGGCTGCATCAAAAATGCAGTTTTGCTCTGACTTTTTAAAGACTCAACCAACAAATGATTGGTTACTTAAAAATGATCCATATTTTAGAGCAATTCTTTATATCGGAATACGCCGAGAAGAAAGCCAAAACAGGGCAAACCATCCAAGAAGTATTATTGCAGATACGAGATATCAAGGCAGAGCAATGGAGTTTCCATTAGTCGAATATAAGACAAAAGAACGTGATTTTTTAATTGATAGGTCAGGTCTTGATATACTTTTACATTCTTCAATGGAGTGTTTCCCATGTGTCAATTCAAACAGGTCTGATTTTCGTCACCTGGCACAATATCCAGACAGGATAAGTGAGCTTGCAGATCTTGAAAATGAAATGGGTTTTACCTCAAAAGGAAAGCCGAGGGTTATGTTTAGACCTTACCGCCACATGGGAGCAATTGGAATAAATGAAGTGGTGAAATGGGGTCTTTGTGACCGTGGAAAATATAAAAATGCAAGTTAATCTTTATGATGTATAATATAACAAAAGGAGATATTTTGAAATCTTTCAAATGTAAATGTATTAGGTGTGAACACGAGTGGCTAAAAAGACAAGATACAGAACCTGTAGCATGCCCAAAGTGCAAATCCAGTCTATGGAATATACCAAGAAAAAACAAACGACCAGTTAAGGAAAAATAATGCATAGGGGCTATATAGCTATCTATCGAAAAATTGAGGATCATCCTTTCTATAAAGAAAGACGTGAATTCTCAAAGCTAGAGGCATGGATTGATATTTTAATGCAAGTCCAACACTCTGAAAAACCTATCAAGGTTTTATTTGGAATGAAGGTTATAGTTTGTAATTATGGGGAGAGTCTTAATAGTGTTTTAACCTGGGCTAAAAGGTGGCACTGGTCAGAATCAAAAGTAAGAAGATATTTCAAACTATTGTCCAATCTAAAACAAGTCGAAGTGCAAAGCGAAGTACAAACAACGAGGTTAATTGTCTTAAATTATTCCAAATATGATCTTAAGCGACGAGCAAGCGACGAGCAAGCGGTGGGCATCCGACGAGCATTCGACGAGCATTCGACGACAGACAATAATGTTAAACATTTTAATAATGAAAAAAAAGTAATAAAGAAAAATACTAAAAAGAAACCTTGCTTTAAAAAATATTTGGATAAAAAAATATCTGACTCTAATTTCAATGGACATGCTGAAACAATCATTTCTTTTTATAATTATCGAATGACTGAAAAAATTAAAGGTAAATATCAAAGATATAGCTCAGAAAGAGGTATTAATGGTTTGTTTAATGATCTCATAGAATGTGAATCTAAATACTACGATATTTCTAAATGCATTGAAGCAACAATGAATAATGAATGGCTTACACCTAGAGTTTCTTATTTTGATCAAATACAAGATCAAGTTTCTTTACCATATGAAGAAATTGTAAGGCTAAAAAAGGAGCGAAGAAAAAATGGCTGAATCATATATTAACTTTAAAGATGAAATAACAGATTTTTACAATTATCTTCAGACACGCTCCCCTGGGAACTTAGTATTAACAGAATGGTTTGAGTCTTTAAAATATTTAGGAATCCATAATATCAGAAAATGTATTGACCATATGAAATCTAATTATTCCGGAATCCCTAAAAATCTCCCAAAAGAGATAAAATCAATTCATTACGCAAACAATGTGAAAGATAATACAAAAGGAGACGTGATTAAAGAACCATGTCCAGATTGTAATGGAACTGGTATTTTTAAACTAGCTATGTATGATAAATCAGGAGTTTATTTTGAACCTATAAAATTTTGTTCTAACTGCAATAATTATAAAAACATCGTTAATGACCCTGGCCAAAGAATATCAAAAAAAAGCTTAGAGGCGTTGGGTATTAGGTTTAAACCTTTTAATAAAGTTCTTTCATACCCACATTTAACGGACTCAAACGGGAGTATTCATAAATATAAAAAAATAGCCAGAAATTTTGCTAAAAATCATTCTATTGAGGCTAACGTATGATATTCATTCCATACAATGTGCCCAGTTTAAAAAACAGTAAGAAAATAGTAAAACCAATAGGTATGAAGCACCCAATGCTGATTCCATCAGATACTGTTTTTAAATATTTAAACAATCTTGGTATAAAAAAAATAAAAAACAGGCTTACCGAAAAAGAGAAAAGAATGAAAGTTAGTAGGGTTGTCAATTTAGGGAATATGCATAATTTATTCAAATCATCAATAGGTGATTATTTTAAAGATGTTAATAAACCAGCTATAGTTAGATTTCATTTTGTTAGAGATTCAAAAAGACGGTTTGATTTTCATAATGCAGTACAAATTTTGGCTGATTTATTTGTATCTCATGGCTATTTGTATGACGATGATATGGAACACTTTATACCGGTCCCAATGTCGATTGATGGAAGGTGGTATACTGTTGACAAAACTAAACCCGGTGTTTTTATAAAAATTGATAATTAATATCAACGAGTATTTGGATACTTTACATGAATTATAATTCAGAAAAAATAATAAAAAAGTGATCTCTTATAACGCGCACGTACGCGCGCAATCCGGAGATCTACTTATTGCTTTAAGTTTTGTACCAAAATTAAACAATAACAACGCTTCTACGGATAAACCGCAGAGCGAACCAGAAAGGACAGAAAAATGATGGATGAAAAAGTATGTGGAAGTTTACCACAAGCGGCAAAAAATCCTCAAGTATCTCAAGAATTAGAAAAATTATCTCACGCACTTGGTTCTCTTGAGGAACTTACAGTCAATCTTACCTCTAATCTCAATAATGTATTAAGGCAACCTAACCCACCGAGCGATAAAAAGGATTCTGTTGAATCGGAAATAGTACCTTTAGCTCATGAAATTAGGGTATCACATGGTCGTGTACACCGAGTGTGCGAGTCTGTTAGAGATTTACTTGATCGTTTGGAAGTTTAGGTCACGCATCCAGCAATAACACAATGCTACGTATGCCTACGGCAACGCAGATCGTGGGCATTATAAACCCATGAGCAATTAGAGGAATTTGGCTTCTGTATGAAATCTCTAAATAGCACAAACATTGTGGCACATAAAAATATGTTCCAGGTAGAACCCGAAGTCCTGGGGAGCCTGTACAGTCTAATTATCTGGGTATATGGGTTTATAATAAAAAGTTGCAACGAGTTCGCTGCGCTCATCGGTGAACTTAAACATAAAGGAGGTTTTAATGAAAAAATAATAGTATTTTTAATGCAAAAAAGATAAATTAAATTATTGTAATTATGAGTAAGGGGTTTGGCGTTGGGTTGAGCTCCTTTTTTATTCGATAAAACATAATAAAAAGATAATAACTTGACAAATCAAAAGAATATATTTAATTATGTTTTATTGATTTATTTTTCAAAGGTTATGTGTATGGGCCAGGTAATTATATTCCCTCCTATTAACGATGGGCCGAGTGTTCCGGGTTGTCCGGTTGCATTAGGCCCATTTTTTTTAATAAAACGGTTTTTGTTTCTTTATTTTGTGGCCAATGAATGGAAATAATCTTAAGAGATGCTGTTTATATAGGATCTATCTTATTTGCTTGGATTTCCGGATGGATAAAATTTAATAATAAATTTATCGAGCAAGGTAAGGATATCGAAACAAATAAAAAAGATATCGAAAAATTGTCTAATTTTTTCAAAAAGGTTTTATTGGATGATAATGGAGAGATTAGGCTTGTTGATAAAAAGACTTTTAACGCTGAGATAAAAAAAGGAGATATCGAGCATAAGGATATAAATAGGCAACTTGTAGAGGTTGACAAAAAGCTGCTTTTAATTATTTTTCATATGGGGATCGATGAAGATAATAAAAAAATATCTCAAAAATAATAATATTATAAATTATATTCCACCAGGAATTATATTGTTTTTTTTATTATTCAGGTTCGATATTGGAGATTTTAGGCAATCATACGAAATATTATTTTTTTATTTTACATCTGTTTTGTTTTCTTTTTATCTATTTAACAAAAAGCATTTTTACCCATCTTTTTTTCTTCTTTTATGTATATTCTCAAGCATATATCCAAGCACTACACAGCAATCATTTGTAAGCATAAAATTAGTATTGATAGGGGTTTTAACTTACTACTGCCTATCAGAATCAAATATAAAAAAAGAATATTTTTACAATATTCTATGTGTTTATTGCCTTATTCATATTTGGTTTCTTGTTGCTCAGGCAATGAGTTTAGACCCATATATAATTTATGGCATTGAAACAATTATAACAACCAAAAATTATACAGGATTAACGGCAAACCCTAATGAGTCAAGCGCATTGATTGCACTATGCAGTCCTGTGTTTTTTAGAAAAAAGTTTTATTATTTAATACCATTCCTGATTGTTGGCCTTTATCTATCAAAGTCTTTCGGTGGTATCTTGTCATTTACAATTATCTGCATAGCATTTTTAACCATAAAAACTGGCAATATACTTTTTTCTATAATCCCAATATTAGTATTAATTATAACCTTTTCATTAGTTCAAAGACCAGATGCGTATGAAAGGTTCTGTGTTTGGTTAGCTGCTATAAAATACTATTTCAAGCACAATTTAATATTAGGCTTTGGTATTGGGTCTTGGGAGGAAATATCAAAAATACATTTAATAGAGGCTTATCCAGGTGATTACTATCAACGTGCTCATAATACTTTTTTGCATTCTTGGTTTGAACTTGGTTTTTGGTTTGTTGCTATTTGCATGGGATACATATATAAAATAATAAAATCAGCTCATAAAGATAAAACTTTTATTTTAGCGTTAATAGCTATATTTATATCATGCTGTGTTAATTCAGCGTTTAGAATAAATGCTTTAAACGGATTGATTATATTAACATGGATGGCTTTAATAAATAAAAATGATCCATCAATATGAGAGATAAAGTTTCCACCAAAATATTAAAACAGGAGCATATAAATGGCTGATTACTGGAAATACAACAAAGATTACAAAGGTAAAATTGACTATGAAATGGTAAAGGCTGCAATTGCTGTAATGGCCGAGCCTGCCGACACAGCAAATCACGCTGAACGGGTAGCTTATGCCAAAACTATTTTAGATGGATCTGCACCAAAAATACCTCTGTATATTGGATTTGCAACAAATGCGACCATAAAAGTGCATCTGATTGCAGATACTGATTACACAAGTGACTTAGCTTTTGTAGCGACATCTTTATTCGATGCTTTTGCTGGTGCGAGTTTATAAGGGAGGAGGTGATATATGGGTGAGACTATTTGGACAGCTAGGAAAACGTCACAAACGGTAACAATTGGAGTCGGGTCTTTGGCAGATGACGCAGTAGTGCAATCTACAGCAGAGATTGATAACTCATCAGATAAAGATTTATTTGCAGCCTTGATGCTTAAACTTGCTATTATCGATTGGTCGGCTGAAGATAACCCTGCATTTTATATATGGTTTTTAGATAATATTGATGGAACTCAGGAAACTTACAATACAGTTCCTGCTCGTAAACCCGATGCAATTATTCCAATAGAAGCTGTAAATTCAGCACAAAATTGCATAGTTAGGGACATTAAAATTCCAGCAATTAGTTTTGATATTGTTGTTCAGAATAAATCAGGTCAAACAACAGGGACTACTACGCTAGAAATAGAAACTTATGGAGTAGAAACAGTGTAATGGTTCAGTTTCCTTGGACATATAAACCACCATATGGTGCAGGTCTTAATTGCCAACATCCACTAATCCAGTATTTAACAGGTGCATGGACTTTTAATGAATTTGGTGGGCCTACGGTCTTTGATAATTTATATGCAAATAATGGTATAATAACTGGTGCTGATTGGGTAGCTACAGGACTTGATTTTAATGCAAGCCTTACAAAATTAAACGCTGGTAATGCAGCTTATTATTTAGAATCAAAAGGTACAATATTTTTTGAATATCAACATACAACAGTTCCAAGCCAATTTTATTATTTTTTCTCATTAGATGATGATTTTAGCGAGTTTTCATTTTTAATTCGCCCGGATGATGTTCAAACCTATTTATATGTTAATGGGGATAATGCTAATTTTACAAACGCTTTGACGTATCTCAATGATGGTTTTAAACACACCGTAGCTTTAACCTGGGATGACGCTGCTAATATTAGACAGTTATTTATTGATGGGGCTTTGTTTTCCACTGATACAGGAGCCTTTACTTGGGATGCAGCAGGAATTGATGATCACGATTTTTTGATTGGTGGTAGATTAACCGGTGCTGATCGATATGCTGGTGGGATAATCAGCCAATTTTTGATTTTTAATAAAGTTCTTGAGGATACTGAGATAGCTACATTATCAAGTAATCCTTGGCAAATATATAAACCTGAAATTTTATATAGCTATCCTATAGTTTCAGATTCAGCTTACTTGCCTATAATAATGAATAATTACAGAAGAAGGAGAGTAACACAATGTCAGGTTGGTTAAAGCAGAGTACGGCAGTTACTCTTAAAGTAGGGCCATTTTTGGATGATACCGATGGTAAAACGCCGGAAACAGCTTTGACTATTTCACAGGCAGATGTAAGATTGTCCAAAAACGGTGGGAACTACGCACAGAAAAACGAATCTTCAGCAGGAACACATGATGAGCTTGGGGATTATTATATTGATCTAGATGCAACAGATACAAACACCTTGGGGCTTTTAAAACTTCAAATTCAAGAGTCCGGTGCATTGCCTGTATGGGATGATTTCATAGTTCTGCCTGCAAATGTGTATGATTCGTTGGTTTTAGGTACTGATAATTTGCAGATTGATCAAGTCCAATTAGGTGGAAGCACTCAAAGCTCTACAGATCTAAAAGACTTCGCGGACGACGGATATGATCCTTCCACAAATAAAGTTGAGGGCGTTAAAACTGTTGATACAACGACCACAAATACCGACATGCGTGGAACAGATAACGCAGCCTTAGCAGCAACGGCACTATCAACAGCGGTATGGACAGCCGCAAGAGCAGGATATCTTGATAATTTAGATATCGGTGAAGTTGTCGCCGGTTTGAGCGACATAACCGGGTTAAATGATTTCGATCCTGCAAATGATACGGTTGCACTGGTAACACTGGTACAGACAACGACAACGAATACTGACATGCGTGGAACTGATGGAGCTAATACTGTTGTGCCAGATCCAGCAGGTACAGCCCCAACAGCCTCAGTAATAGCAGACGCTGTGCTTGATGAAGTCTTGGCAGATTTGGCAGATAACGACCTGAATGTTGGTGAAAGTATGACAGCAAGGATAATATTAAGGGCTCTATTTAATCGTTTTTACAGGGAAGTAACCCAAACATCAACACAGCAAACAGTCAAAAATGATTCAGGTGGAAATGTCGCTGTAATGGCTACTAGTGACGACGGAACCACACAAACCAAGGGTAATGCTACCTAATGGCTATAACGGTTAGAATAGATGAGTTTTCAGCACCTGGTGATATTGATGGCTCTCTATCTACAGAAGAACAGACAAGGTTTTTAACTTTTGGGTTTGATATTCCACTTGATGAACCTGCGGTAATAGTAACACCAAGAGGACGAATAAATATGGTTTGTAAAGAGCGTAGAACGTTTTCTATAATTGGTGAAAAAAGAGTGTATACCATATCAAAAGAAAGAAGGTCCCGGGGGATTTATGACAATTAACAAGGTTTTCTCAAAAGATCCTGATTCCAAACTTGACTATGAAATCAATTGGGTATTATGGCTAGACGGTGATACTATTTCAGAAAGCTCCTGGGAAGTTCCAAGCGGTTTAACAGGTAGCGATGAATCAAACACAACAAATTCAGCGACTATTTTTATATCTGGTGGAAGCGTTGGAAAAACCTATGATGTTGTAAACAGTATTGTTACGACAATCGGAAGGGAAGTTGACAGGACTATTAAAATAAAAATTGAAGAAAGATAATGCCTAAAAGATCAAAAGACAGTTTGACCGCCAAGGATAAGCATAAAATGAAAATGCTTAAATATTGGGGTGATCCGGAGAATGATTTTATAAACCGGTCCAGGATGCACAAAGAAATACTTGGAATTACTGGGTTTACTTTTTATAAGCATTTTACACCAGATGAAATATCAGAAATTGAATATGATGCTGTTGAATTAAGGAAAAAAGCGAGTAGTCCTCAAAGAGCAAGGTTATATAAAGCATTATATAAAGAAGCAAAAACAGGTAATGTAAAGGCTATAAAAGAATTTTTAGACCGTGTTGAAGGTAAGGTGAAAGAAAAAGTTGAATTAACCGGAGAAGGTGGGGAGGCTTTAGTACCAATCATCAATGTCACAACTACCGGAAATAAACGTTGATTTACATGAAAAACAAACAATTGCATATGAATCAAAAGCGACAGAAATTCTTTACGGAGGAGCAGCAGGAGGTGGTAAATCTCATCTCATGCGTGTTGCTTCAATCATTTGGTGTGCTTTTATACCTGGCCTTCAGGTTTATCTATTTCGTAAAGTCACCAAAGATCTTATTAAAAACCATATCGAAGGACCTAAAGGATTTCGGGCTTTATTGGCACCATGGGTTAAATTCAACTTTTCAAAAATCGTTGACAGAGAAATACGTTTTTGGAATGGTTCAAAAATTTATCTTTGTCATTGTGAACATGAAAAAAATATGTATGACTTTGATGGGGCTGAAATCCATCTTTTGCTTATGGACGAACTCACGCATTTTTCAGAAAAAGTTTACAGGTTTTTGCGTGGACGTGTTAGAGCGGTTGGGCTTCCACCCTTACCGGAACATCTCAAGGGGTTATTCCCACGGATTATATGTGGTACAAACCCTGGGAATGTTGGCCATTTATGGGTTAAAAAAACATTTATTGATAACTGCAACCCATTGGAAATCAGGAAAATGGAAGATGAAGAGGGCGGTATGCTTCGTCAGTTTATACCGGCATTGCTTGAAGATAATCCGAGTATGGCAAAGGATGACCCAACGTACAGGGCAAAGCTCAAAGGATTGGGCAGCAAGGCACTTGTTAAAGCAAAACTTGAAGGCGATTGGAATGTTGTCGAAGGTGCCTATTTTGACAATTGGTCACCAAAAAATATTATTAAACCGTTTAAAATCCCTAATAATTGGACAAAGTTTAGATCATTTGATTGGGGATCAGCAAAACCTTTTTCAGTCGGTTGGTATGCGATATCAAGTGGGTATCAGACAAAAGAAGGTTCATACATACCTAGAGGCGCAATGGTTAAATATCGTGAGTGGTATGGCTGCAAAAAAAACAAAGCTGATGTGGGGCTTAAAATGACAGTCGAACAGGTCGCAATAGGTATAAAACAAAAATCGGGTGATGAGAATATATTGTATTCTGTTGCTGACCCTGCTATTTTTTCTGAGGACGGTGGCCCTTCTATGTCAGATAGGTTTGCTCTCAAAGGTGTTTATTTCAGGAGAGCAGATAATAAAAGAGTTGGTGCGAGCGGTGGGTCTAATGCTACCGGAGCAGTTGGTGGATGGGATCAGATGAGATCAAGAATAGATGGCGTTGATGGAATACCAATGCTTTTCTTTTTTGATAATTGTTTTGATTCAATTAGGACAATCCCGGCACTGCAGCACGATCCGAACAAAGCAGAGGATTTAGACACAAAAATGGAAGACCATGCAGCCGATGAGTGTAGATATGCATGTATGTCTAACCCATGGGCAGCACCAGAGCCAGAAGAAGATAGCAATTTACCAAAAGACAGATATTCGGCTGATGACTTTGAAGAAGAGGACGAGAGAGCATGGCGAACAATCTAATATTGACAAAAGACGAAGATTTAAACAAGGTACTTCAATTTGCAAACGAATACATTGAAGCAACATATGACGCTCGTCAACTTTCCGAAAAAAGTAGAGACTATTTTGACGGATATCAATGGACGGATGAGGAAAAAAGAAAACTCAATGGTCGTCCTTGTATAACCAACAATAGAGTCAAGCCAAAAGTTCAATTTTTGAAGGGTATGGAGACCCAAAACAGATCAGACCCAAAAGCGTTACCAAGAGAACCGAACGATGATAAAAGCGGAGAAGTATCAACAGATGCATTAAGATATGTTGAAGAAAATAACGCGTCTGACCAGGAATTTTCAGAAGGTTTCGCCAATTATATTATAGAGGGTGTTGAGGGGCACGAGGTTATAATTGAGATTAAAAAAGGGAAGCCAGAAGTAAAGCATAATCAATTACCTTGGGATCGTTTATTGTGGGACCCACACAGCAGAAAAAAAGACTTTTCAGATTCGAGGTACATAGGTACGCTACAGTGGATGGATGAAGACGAAGCAAGATCAACATTTCCAGGAGCGCCAGAGGAATTTTTCACATTCAATGAAAACGAAGTAACGAGCTCAGATACCTTTGAGGACAAACCATTATATTTTATAGATGCAGAGCGTAAAAGGGTAAGGGTGTTTTATCTTTATTTCCTTGATGGTCAAACATGGAAATATTGTATTTTTTCTGGTGGTGGTTTCGCACAAGAGCCGATTGTATCACCATATTTAGATGAGGACGGAGAACCAGAACCGCAATTTGTTTTTCAATCTGCATTTGTTGACAGGAACGGTAATCGATACGGAGAAGTCGCAAGCTATCTTGACCTTCAGGATGAAATAAACCACAGGCATTCTAAGTTTTTATATCTTATTTCTGTCCGTCAAACATGGGGTAAAAATGGATCAGTCCCAGATGTTGCGAAACTTAAAAGAGAGGCTGCAAAACCAGACGGTCACCTTGAGTTCGAGATTGGTAAACTAGACCAGGATTTCGGTTTTGTTCCAACTGGTGACATGGCAACCGGCCAAATGGCATTGTTGCAGGAAGCTAAACAAGGCATTGATCAAGCCGGCGTGAATGCTATTCTCCAGGGAGATTTACCAAGTGGTTCTTTATCTGGTAATGCGATAACATCATTGCAACAAGGCGGATTAATTGACCTAGGGTCTCTATTTGATGGTCACAAGTCGCTGAGATTGAGAGTCTATCGAAAAATGTTCAACCGGATAAAACAATTTTGGACAGAAGAGAGGTGGGTAAGAGTCCTGGGGAGCAATAAAGATATTAAATGGACCGGGGTTAATCGTGAGATAACATTAAGAGACGTTATACTTAATGAATTTGATGAGATCCCTGCACAGTTTGAGAGTGATCCGAGACTTGATACGGTGGTTGCCATTGAAAACCCTGTAAACGAGCTTGACGTTGATATTATCATGGACGCTTCAGCAGATACCGTTACACTTCAACAAGAACAATTTGATTTGCTTGTTAAAATGTACCAGGCAAACCCGAACGCCGTACCTTTTCAGCTTATTATAAAAGCGTCTCAACTTAGAAATAAAGATGAGTTGATAAAAATGATTGAGGGTGGTACAGAGGAACAGCAGCAAGCACTTGCACAGGTCAGAGAACAGGAAGAGCAAGAGCAAAAACAAGTGACCAAAGCCGCTCAAATCGCTAAAATAAT